AGTGCCTTATGCCCTGCTGTCGATGGAGTGGCTATAATTAAATTATAAAATGCAGCCCTAAATGGCGCAGTTCCGTAAGTAGTATCTCCGCTTACAGGAATAGTAAAGTTTGTAGCATCCATAGTAAAAGAGAATGTAGAGAATCCTGCGTCAAACACCCCACCACCTATGGCTAAAGTAGAGGTAGTAAGTATGCTAAATAACTTACTAGCATTAAGAGTAGAAGTTGAACTAGGGCTAGCATCCGGTTGAAAATCAACATTAGCGCCTAGGGATAAAGAGTGCATGCTAGTCTGCCCATGACTTGTAGAAGTAGGTGTTCTATATTCGGGACTTATGTAGGATGTTCCGGTTACACTTACCTTTGGGTGTGGTCCATCATCAAAGTGCATACGCGCAGTCCCATTCGCTGATGTATTGTAAGAGTACACTAAGTCGTCTTGGTTGTCTATCGCTGCCTTGTCTCCGTTAAGAACATACCTTTCTTCACTACTAGCGGGGTAAGCAGAAGAAAAAGTTATTGTTTTATCCGAACCTGTGGTGTTTTCCATTGTAGTATCGAGAGTGAACTTTGTCATGGTAGTATTTGCGTGCATCTGCAACTTAATTTCACATACTACTGTTATCGAAGGAGTTGCTGCTTCATCGACAAGATTAGGACCGGAGCCTGTTACTGTTATGGTATTATCATTCACAGCAGTAATTGAAAAGGTACTATTGTTTGCTGCATTACTAGCACCAGTAGTTACTATTTGCATTCCCACTCTAAATCCTAAGTCTGCCCAGTTTCTATTTGTATGTGTTATAGTGCTGGGCGCTGTAAATGAAATTAAGGTACTAGTAATTGATGCTCCGTTGTAGCCGGAATGAGTAGTGAATGTTCCGGTTGTAATAGCCAAGTCCCAAGTACATGTGGCATTACCTAATCCAGCATTTAATGTGGGTTGCTCGCCTATGATTACATTATCGCCAGTAGTAGGGATTCCGTTTGAGCCGGAGCCATCTCCTACTGTATTCCATGCACTAGCAGTGTTGGCACTTGTGGCCGCACCATTTTGAACCCAGTATCTATCGGCCATTTAATCAACTCATACAAGGCGGGTCTTTGAACTACCGGTAGCAAAGGTTGCTGTTCCTGTATCAGTAATCAAAGCCAATGCCTCGTCAGCCCTTTGCTGAAAAGTCAATATCTGTTGCTGAAATCGCCTGTCATATACCCTTTGCTGGTCTTCACTGTAATACGACGGGACAGTATCTATGAGTATGTTAAGACAGTCAAGAGCAACTAGCATTTTAATTGCTCCTTCTTTGAGGTCAGTGCTTGGTGCGCTAGAAACATTATAACTTGTTCCACGGGCTACCTTGTTAACCTCATTGGTCCGAATTGTAATCAACTCGGATATAGTGCCCTCGTTCAAACCTCTCGGTCTGTTGAGGACATCTCGAATGTTATCACTCGTTACTGCCATTATCTACACCTATTCCCCATCTGTCGTTAAAGTCTTTTGGCACATCGAGGAGAGTAGCGCCTTTAGGGACATCATACTCTCTACCCATGATAAAGACCAAGCGGGTTTCGGCAATCAATCGGGCAAATCTACTGTTAGGTACCCAATAGATGCTACCGAACTCAAGTAGGTGTGCTGGATTATCCATTCCTTTACGAGAAGGAGGGATAGCAAGTCTAAAGAGGTAGCCTTTGCCACCATCCCAAGTATCAAGTCGATGCTTTAACACATCGACTGATGCACCTTTCGGTATCGGGATGTCCTTAGACTTTAGTTGTTTTACTAACTGGGCCTTATTCAAGGAAAATCACCAGTAATCAAACGACTCCAGTGATTTTGAAAATCCGATTGTTTTTGCCAGCAGCAGCACCATCTTGCATTTCGTGAATCACTGAACCCATGTATGAGGTGAGAAGCCACGAGAAGCCGACACCTTCAATTCGAGTAAGTTCTGTTTCTGTGAATCCATCACCGTTGTATTGAAAGAACTCAGCAGTTTGTGAGCCACCAATCAAAAGGAGAGCGTCACTACCGATTGCTCCGCTTGCACCGAAGTCACGGGTGTAGTAGACTTTCAAGTTAATCATGGTGTTCAAGCGCTCTTGGAGCGATTGGAGAACATTCGTGTAAAGTCGAGTGTTCAACATTTGAGCACGGCACGATGCAGGGAGGATAAGAGCCAATGGCTCGTTACCGGAAACACGGGCGTTCTCAAAGATTTTGTCCATAGCGTTAAGGACATCGAGTTCTTCGTCAGCGCCACCAGCACCCCATGCAGCAGTAGCAGCAGCATTTTGTCCAGCGCCACCGTGCAACTTACCGAGAATGTGGTTGTCAATGAGGTCAGCACGGGCTTGAATGATAGCCATTTGCTGTCGGTTCATGTTTTCCCAAGTCTCACCACGAAGTAGTGTGGAGTCAAGGAAAATACATCGACCTTGACCCTTTTCTAGTTTGACGGAGTAGTTTGCTGTCCCAATCTTGGTTGGGTCAACAACTGCGTTGTCATCTAGTGGGTAGGTAAATGAGCCTTGAGCACCAGTGTACCAAGTAAATTGGAGCCAAGGGACTGTTCGGACACCGACGACTTGGGTTCCTACTGCAATCGTAGTGGATTGTAGTTGGATAAAGTCACGGAGGGTTTGTTCTAGGACAGCGTCGCCCTTTCCGAATGGTCCGGTTGCGGCTGTAACTTCGAGTAATTCTTCTAATGATTTGTTTGCCATGATATTCACTTCCATATTTTTTTATTCAATCAGCCTCATGCAATCTGTGCGTGTGAGCAGTTCACACGGATTAGAGCACCTTCTGTAGCACTCGATTGTCCGTCGTTACCACCAAGTGGGGCTGAGAGAGCAGTTGCGGCGTGAGCGGAGTCGCCCACATAGAGTCCCAACTTCTTGTTGGACCCTGCGGTGGATGTTGCTAGACCGGAGCCTCCGACATAGACGGTTGCGCCAATGTTGAAGGTTGATGCGGCATCTACTTGAACAAGTAGAATACCGGTCAATGGGTAGTAGGACACAGTTGCTCCTGTGGTTTCGTACACTTGTAGTGCGTCACGGGAGGATTCTTCGACTGCGACACCGATACAGACATCGGTTACATCTGTGGTTTCGAGTGTGTTGGTCGTACCGTCTACAGCCAAAAGTCTACCTGCGGAACGGACGATTTCAGCGTCTTTCAATGTTGCGTTAAGGGGTTGTTCATAATTCATTTTTCATCACCTATTTAATTTAGTTAAGTTCCTCATACAATTTTGCCTTCTGTAGGTCGGCTCCTGCCATAACAGTGTTGTAGGCGTTAGCCCAACTGTTGTAGCAGCGTGCATAGAGGGATTCGGAGGATTCGACGATTTTACCGTTTAGGTAGTTTGCGACGACTGGTTCGGAGGATTCTTCGGATGCTTCAACCGGTGCTGATTCAGCAGGAGTAGCAGGAGACATCTCGACAACAGATTCTTCAACTGGTGCAGGTCGGGATGATTCCCATGATGCAATAACGGAGTTCAAGGTTTCTGTTGAGAAATCATCATGACCTTTTAGGCCCATGTCGGATGCTTTCTTGACGAGTTCCATACGGGATTCTTCGGCACGGGCAACATCAGCCGCTTCGTATTCTGCAATTTTGGCTTCTCGCAATACTAGTTCAGCCTGTAGGCTTTCTAACTCGCTTGCTGTTGATTCTATTTGTTCTTCGGTCATATTATTCACCTTCGAGTAATCAGTGCTACTTTCGGGTTGATACATAAAGGTTTCATTCGCTTCTACCTTTTCTACCCTTTCTATGTTAGCATCGGGGTAAGCCGGTCTGTGAACAATAGCCAAATGGTCGAATTGAAAGTCATCAGCGAACCACATAGTAGGGCGACCGCCTTCTTCGTTTGCTTCTACAATCTCACTAGGGATTCCTGTTCCACCAATAGATACTCCGTATTCGGGGCGCATCCATAGACCGGATTCAAGAGATGCAAAGAGTTCTGTACGGTGAACTTCTGCTACATATCGGACTTGATAACCACTGCTTGTTGCATGATAGGATGCTTCGGTCACAATACCGACAGTAGCCTCATCGACACCACCATCCATGTTGCGTCGGAAACGACCCATCTCGGACTTAGGGTGATTAAGTGTTACATCAGCGCCGACCATTTCATCAGCAAGTTTTTGTGCAAGAGCAGGACGAATGCCCCATGAGTTTTTGTTGATACCGTCAGTAAATGCAATACCTCTAATTCTCATAACACTCTTACCGGTGCTTGCTTCGATTCTTGTTTCAATACTTTCGATTTCAATTTCGCAAGTAACCGCTACACGGATGCACTCGCCATTAACCATCTCTTGACCGATAGGACATTCATTGTCACACTCGGAGGCATACTTCTTTTTCTTTTCATCATGATAGGCTTCATGGCTTTCATCGTCATGAGCCTCGTCTTGGTCTTTGAATTGATGACCTTCGTGTGCCTTCATACATTCCTCTTTAGAGTAACCCATGTTTTCACAGCGACTCATATATTGGTCGTGAGTCTCATCGGACTTTGGCTTAGGTTCAGCCGCTTCTACTGAGTGACCTGTGCAACCACAGCCGCAATCATCGGGGTCATCTCCACAGCCCATAGTACTTTCAACTATTTCGTCTGTCATATCATCATTGGCTTCTACTTTGTTTGTAGACCACTGACGACAGGACCAGTAACCTGCCTTTGTTTTGTCTTTCTTGTTTGCACAGTCATGACGGTCTCGGAATGCCTTTCGACGCTTAGGGTCGTCACGCTTAATCTCCATGTTTGGGTCGCCAAATCGAACAATGATAACTCTACCTGCTCCATTCTGTACATAGACGGCGAACTTCTTTGGTCCACCTTGAGTGCGGAATGGTTTGTTAAGAGTGACCTTTCGTCCTTGGTACTCTGCGGCACTAAAGGACTCTCCCCAATCTTCATACTCTTCGTCGGCACGAGGGTGTGATTTAGGCAGGAGGTCGTTGTCTTGCTTGTAATTTGGATTGCTTGGCCGTCCGTTTCGCAATAGGTAAAGGAATGCTTTGACACGGGCAATCCCCCAACCGCTTCTGGACATATTAGGAGCGTGTGACCTACTGAAAGCACCAGTACCGCGACGAAAGACTGACTTAAGCATTCCCATAGAGGCTTTGCTACCTTTGTCTTTCTTGTTATGCTCCTCCATCAACTTACGAATACGGGCTTCGGTTTCTTTGCTCATTTTGATAGACTTATTAGGCTTACTAGCCGAGTCTTTCTTATTTTTCTTAGAGCCTTTGCGTCGCTCATTGGGTTTAGCAGGAGTTTTTCTTACATCATCTTTATCGGGCTTTCCGTATTGTAGAGCCTCGACTGTTTCTATCGAAGCAGTCTTTTCTTTTCCACGGTCCTCAAAGTATGTGTTGCATACTGCGGCTCGTTGTTTAGGGTTGCCGAACTCATCGTTCATTTTGCTATCGCCCATACATCGGTCCATAAAATCATCTTTGCTTTCATTAGGCTTTGGTGTTGGCATGTTAATCATTCCTTTTTCTTTCCGGTAACAAAGTCTACTTTGTCTTTAGATTCTTTCTTATCTACTTTTTTTGATTGGTCGTCAAACCAAGCATCTAGTAATACACATCGTGTCATTTTTTGTCACCTACTTCATGTATGTGCTTCTCAACAATGTGAGAGTGTTCTTGAGCGACTTTTAGCATCTCTTGTTGGTGCATCTGTTCGGACTTCTCCATTTCGATAAGATGTTGCTTTTTGAGTCCATCTCTAACACGCTCATGCTCCATCTCTACTCCCATGTTATCAATCTCAATAGTCTGCTCGGACTCCCACATACGAAGAACTGTGCCAAGAGCAGGGACGGCCACACCGCTAATAATTGCCAACAATGCGATAAACCCATCAAGGTTTGTCAATACAATATCGGGCTTCCATATACCCATAGCCACTACTGCACCTGCGGCAAGTAACCACAAGTAAATTGTTGGCAGTACTGTTCTTTTAACCATGCGGTCGTTAAATGTGTCAGTTTTTCTAGTCATATCATACTCCTCCTTTGTCATTACTTTCTTCAGCGGGTTTATTCTCTTTGTCACGGGGCAACTCTCCTACATTACTTTCGGAGGACGGTCCCTTATATCGTTGTTTTCCAACACTGGCTTTTTCAGCCGGTAGACTTAGTTCAAATCTAGCCTCGTTGAGAGTAGTAATTCCGGCTTCAAATGCCATAGTTGCTCGGCGTGTTTGCTCAAACGGTGATTCTTCATCCATAGGCTCAAACATAACCTTCGGCAAGTCGGAATTGATATGAGCAATACCTAGAAGTTCTAAGTGCTTAGAAAAGAGTGCCCGCATAGACTGAGCAAGAATTGATTGTAAGCGACGGATTGCCTGTACCGACCACTGACTAGCATTGTATGTAGCAGCAAAGGTCGAACCCCGCTCTTGCCCCATACTCACTCGTGGTACATGGAGGACTGATGAGATGTCAGCATTAACTGAATCTAAGAAGCCGGAGTTATCGGGCACAGTGTTCTTAAGGTCCACGAACTCCATATTCACATAGTGGGGGAGAATAGGTACTTGGTCCGAGCGTAGGCCGTCAAGTAAGGTACCTACATTATCCATAACATAATTAAGTCTCTCGGCGGCTTCGTCGGGGTCACTGATATTCTCTACTGCTTCGGGACCGATAGTAATGTATTGCTTTGTCAATGAGTCCTCAAGAGCGATACGATTGTTCATACTGTTATACTTGGCACGAATTGCTTGCTTAAGAGCAGTGAAGCGGGATGCACCCCACAC